CGAGACCATCCCGTCCGGATACGACTACATCCTGGAGCACGTCAACGGCGGGCTGACGATCTCGTGTCTGGTCGGGACCAGCGACGAGGACAAGAGGGCGTGGGGCAACACCGACGTGCTGGCCGTCCTGGTCGGAGCTCTCAGGGCGAGGGTCGACCGATGAGGACCGAGCTGATCAACGAGAGGGAGAACGCGCTCGCCTGCGAGTTCTATCTCAATCACGAGTGTAAGTCAGCCCGAGGATTTCTCAGGAGGTTCTTCGCGAAGAGATTCGTGACCAGGAGCGTCACCCTGACCGTAGAGTCGTGCGGGATCGGCGACGCGGTCTCCATCAGGTGCGACAACTGCGGCCAGGAGAAGGACCTGACCGACTACTTCTCCTGGTAGGAACTCAGATCCCCAGGTCCCTCTCGGTCACGACCCTGAACTCCCAGTCCTTCTTCCTGCAGAACTCCCTGGCGGCCTCCCACTTCGCCGTGTTGGTGACGTAGGTGGTCGCCTCGTTGACGAAGGTCTTCTGCCTCTTCCTCCCCCTCACGGGCTTCTGGGTCTGGGACTCGGGCTTCACCTCTATCATCATGGTCACCCTCCTGTCCTTTCTCTGAGCGAGGATGACGAAGTCGGGAAAGTACCTCCTCTTCCGTCCGGACGACGGGTCGAAGTAGGGGATGCAGATCTCCTCCGAGCTCCACCTCAGGATCTCCGGAGTCCGGTCGAGCTTGGACATGACCCTGAGCTCCCACGAGCTCCTGAAGACGATGTTGCCCGCGTCCCCGACGTACTTCTCGGGATGGATCGGTCTAAATAGTCCCTGGTGATACTTCCTGGCCAAGAGGTCTTCCCGTGATCATAGAACTCATGCTCGTGTCCTCCCTCCTGTCGACTCCCCGGCCGGAGAAGGTCGCTCCGAGCGCCGCCCAGGCCCTGGTCTGCCTGACGATGCACTCTAAGAGGATCGTCGCCAACGGGTCCGGAGTCATCGACGTCGAGGACGCCGTCAGGTTCGTCGAGAACTCCTGCTCGAAGCAGGTCGCGGCCCTGAACAAGTCGCTCTCCGTCTATCCTCCCGACACCAGGAGGGAGCTCCTCAAGAGGTTTCACGAGGCCCTCAGGTCGCTGGTCTTCTCGAACCTGAAGAGGACCAAGACCGAGGACGACATCCTCCCCTAGACGAAGCAGATCCCCCCGTCGGGGTTCTGGGCCTTGTCGCCGTACCCGTCGGACCCGGGCCTGGGCGCCTCCGACTCGGGATGGTTGACCGGGTGCCTGAGATGCTCGGTCGAGTGTCTCCTCTCGTGAGAGTCGTCGGGACCCGCGACCCGTTTCTGTCCGTCCGATGACGACTTCTCGGTCGGGCTCTTCTCGGGCTCGCTCTTCTTCGGAGTATCCGGAGCGGGAGGCTTCTCCGCCGCTTCTTGCCTGGGCTCGATCTTGGGCTCGGAGGGCTTGTCGACCGGAGTGGGCTGGCGGAGTTGAGCGAGCTTCTCGTCCCTCTCCTTCTTCCAGGACTCGAGGTCGATCGGATCGTCCTTCCTGTCCTGGAGTCCCCTGTTGAAGGCCTCCCTCATCCACTCCGTGGCGTTGCTGCCGTGACCGCCGGCTCCCCAGACGGCCTCGCGTCCTCCCCCGACGTGGATGCTCTCGGGACCCATGTAGTCCTCGGCCGCCCCGACCCCGTTCGCTCCCGCCCTGACGGCGTTCCTGACGAACTTCTGCATGATCTCGCGGTCCCCGCGATCGCTCATGTTCAGGTACTGCTTCTTCCCGTCGACCTCGCGGTAGAGCTTCAGGTCGGCGGCTCCCCCGTGATCGTGACGGTGACTCCCGGTCCTCCTGCCGTTCGGGTCCTGCCCGCCGGAGAAGACCTCGACCTTGACTCCTGATCGGGACGCCGCGTAGTCGAGCTGGTCCTTGAGCTTCTCCTGGATCGAACCCTTCCTGATCGAGGCTAGCTGAGCCTGCCTCTCGACGACGTTCCCCGAGGAGACCTTCTCGGGAGTATCCTTTCCGGACGCCTCCTCGGACCTCTTCCTCTCGGCCTCCATGGCCGCCCTCGTCTGGTGCAGCCACCTGTTGGTGTCGTCGACGACCTTGGCGCCGTGAACCCCTGGGTTCTTGTCCTTCCGGATGAAGCCCTCTTTGTTGTCTCCCTCCGAGGCCAGCGTGTCCCCTCTCCTGAGGGCGTTGGCCTTCACGGAACCCGAGGCGTTGTCCGTCGCCAGGTTGCTGTAGTCGCTCCCTCGGAGGACCTGCTCCTGCTCGTCGTAGATCCTCTTCAGGAGCTGGGGATCCTTGTCGAGGCGAGCCATCGCCCTCTGGAACCCTCCGTCCTTGAAGGGAGCGTAGTAGTTCGGGTCTATGATCTTCCTGAGGTCCTTGACTCCGCGAGAGGCGGCGCGGTTCATGACCGTCTCGGCCAGGCGCATCCTGGACTTCGAGTCTCCTCCCTCCTCGGCCAGCATCAGGGCCGCAAGCGTCTTCTTGAGCTCTGGGTCTTTCAGCTGCTCTCCGAACCCCTTCCTCTGTTCGGCCAGGGTCCCGTACGAGCGAGTGCCGGAGCCAGAGCCAGAGCTCTCCTCGACCGATCCTCTCGACGACGTCGACGGGAGTGTTCCCGCCCTCGCCCTGGCCCGCGGACCGTCTCTCTCGGATTCCCCGACGAAGCCGTTCCCCTCGAGGAGGTTCCCGAGTCTCCCCGAGAGTCCTCCGAGCGACGTCGCCCTGTCGTTGGACTCAGCCAGGGCCTGGGCCTTGTCGACCCCGTACTTCCTGACGTTGTCGTCGTCGACCGCGTGTCTCTGGACCGTCTTGGGATCGTTGACGACCGGCCTCGTCTTGGCCCGGGGTCTCCTCCCGTCGTCGTCCTGGATCCCGAAGAGCTTCGCCGCATTGCCCTTGAGCTCGAGGTCCTCGATGTCTATGACGAGCTTCTTGGCCTTGAGCGACAGCTCGGCCAGGGTGTTGATCCTGACGTCGTCCTGGGTCGGGACCGCGTCGTCCTTTCTGGACTTCTTGTCTCCCTCCTCGCCGCTCCCGAAGATCGAGTCCTTGAGCCTGGAGAAGAGGGCGGTGGGAGACGTCGACCTGTTCCTGACGTCTCGTAGAGCCTTGGCCTTCTCCTCCCCGTACTTCTTGACGTCCTCGGAGTACTGGAGGTCGTCCCTGAACTTATCTCCCTCAGCCGACTCGTGGAGCGCGGTTCCCGCCGTGACGGCGAGTCCCAGCGGACCGGCGAACCTACCCAGGGTCCTGGCGATCGTCCCGAGTCCTATCTTGGAGAGGAGTCTCTTGATGCCCCAGGCGGAGGCCAGCCCCAGGACTCCCTTCTTGATCCCGGAAGAGGAGTCTCCGGAGTCGTCGTCGTCCCTCCTCTGCAGGACCTTGTCCGGGTTCATGTCGGCCCACGACCTGGTGACGAACCTCCCGTCGGTGCTCCTGGGCTGGTTGACGGCTCTGAGCCTCGCGGTGAGCCTGTTCTCCTGCTCCTGAAGCCTTAGTCTCTGGACGGTCCTGATCGCTCCAGTCGTGGTCGCGTCTATCCTCCGGACCTCGTTCCTGATCCGGTCGACCTCCCCGTCGAGCTCGTCGAGTCCCTCCTTGGTCTCCTCGGCGAGCCTCTCGACCTGCTCCTCGATGGTGTCCCGGGGATTCGGGACGGAGATCGAGGTCGTGACTCCCTGACTACTGTCCTGGGCCGGGGTGGGCGGGACGTAGTCGTTCCTCACTGTGGGAGCGGACTGAGTCTGGACGGGCTGACTCGGTTGGATCGGGTCGCGATCCGGAGTCTGGGGAGACTGCACTCCCGGTCTCCCGGACCTGTCCAGGATCTCGTGAGTCAGCTCCGACCTGTTCTTGGGGTCGATCTTGGACGCGGCCCTCTTGGCCACGCTCGCGGCTCCTGAGGTCTCCGAGACCTTCTCGCCCGCGGCCTTCTTCTCGGCCCTCCAGGCGGAGATGAGCGTCGACAGCTTCGCCATCAGGACCTACACGAACGTGGTCGGGGGAGCGGTCGTGCCGCCGCCCTGGATCTTGGTCGTCTTTCCCTTGGTCGTGATGTCGCCGCCGCTCTTGACGAAGACGGAGTCTTGTCCGGTGGTGGTGATCTTGCCCTGGGCGGTCTCTGTGATGTCTCCCGACGCCTGCTCGATGACGTTCTGTCCCCTGGAGTCGACGTTCTTCGCCGCCCGGATGACGACGTCCTCGGACGAGCTCTCGAGGTGGACGTCCCCCTGCTTGGAGTGGAGGTAGAGGGCCGACGCGGCCTCGATCATGACGCGTCCCTGCTCACCCTTGATCTCGACTCCCTTCCCGCCGTTGACGACGACCTTCCCCTTCTCGCTCCCGAGATACATGTTGCCCTTGGCCGCGATCTTGAGGTGTCCCAGCGAGGCGACGTCGGCGTGACCTCCAACGACCAGGGAGGCGTTCTTCTTGACCTCGATGTGCGCGTCGTGGTCGAGACACAGCCTCCAGTGACCCCCGCTCTTGGTGTCGCTCGAGTGGTCGTAGGTCATCGTCATCCCGCGCTTGGCGTAGGACACGGCGTTGTTGCTGGAGAAGCTGATCTTGGTCCCCTCGCTGGTGATCTCGTCGTAGGTCCCGCTCGAGTGATAGATCCTGAGGTTCTCCTCGCCCTTCTTCGTGTTGATGTGGACCACGGTCCCGTCCGGGAACTCGAGGACCTTGAGGAGGCCGTACTCCTTCGGGGGGACGTGGTTCCTCCTGGTCGACTCCGGTTCGGGATGCTTCTTGTTCTGCGTCGAGTCGTCCATATTACCTCTTTCGAGTATTTACGAGCTCTCAGAGACTATTTACAATCTGATTCTCTCGTGTTATCCTCGCTATCATCAGGAGGAATCACTCACATGAAAGACGACGAACTCAGATCCATGATCAAGATGGCCGTCGCGCTACGTCGGATCCAGATGATCAAGAACAAAGAGTACGGAGGCGACTACGACGAGATCGAGGAGGCCCGCGAGATCGCCGCGAAGGCTCTTCGCGAGACGGGGTTCGACCGCTATTACAAGTTCGAGAAGGAGAAGTCATGAACACGACGTGTCCGGTATGCGGCGGTCAGGGAAGCATAAAGTCCATGGTCGACCCGTGCCACTACGAGACGATAGCCTGCCCGCTGTGCTGCAAGTCTCCCGAGGTCATCGAGGTCGTCAAGACTGACAACGACCAGGCTTACCTCGGCGACGGACTCTACGTCGACCACGACGGGTACCAGGTGAGACTCTACGCCTCCGACGGGATCAGCGTCACGAACGAGGTCTTCCTGGACCCCAGGACTCTCGAGTCTTTCCTGATATGGGTAGAATCGAAGTGGATAAGGAGAAATAAGAGATGAGAGAGCTTCCCTCCGTTCCGAGCCAGCTCATAGAACTGGCCCTAGAAGACCTCGAGAAGGTCGAGAAGGACGACCGATACGTCGTCGACATGCACGTCTGGCACCATTCCTCTCCCGACGATGAGTGGAGATGCCACGTCTGCCTGGCGGGAGCCGTGATGGCCAAGAGTCTGGACTTCGCTCCTTACGAGTGCGGTGACGACCCAGAAGACATCATGTCACCAAACCTGAGTCAAAAACTCGAGGCCTTGGATTGCTTTCGTCGGGGTAACGTCGACCAGGGCTTGAAATACATGGGAATCGACACTCTCGTATGTGATTATAAGCCAGTCACTCCTTACGGGATCGAACCTACTCTTTTCAAGACCAGGATGAGAGAGATCGTGGGGTTGCTGAAGGAGAAAGATCTCTGAAGTTTTAGTTCCTTCATGGGACGAGTGTGATAGTCTCGTCCCATGAAACGCGCCATTATCAAGAAGCGCAAGAAAAAAGAGCGCTCGTCCGACCTCCAGAAGAGGATCATCAATGGGAAGTACTGCGGCCAGCAGGAACCCGCGGTCCCGGTCGACCCCACCCCCTCAGACAAGATCCGGTTCTACAACTGGTGCTCGTACATGGTCAAGAGACCGGCGGCCCGGGAGTGGCTCGAGACCAGACTGGCGGAGCTCGACCTTCCCTCGGCCAGGAGAGTCCCCGACCGGTGGGTGAACCTGAGTCTCTGCTACAGGGCTCGTCTCATGAGCCTGGGCGTCTCCTTCACCGAGGAGGAGACCCGACTCTGGAGGACTCATCTCGACAAGATGATGACACACGAGAACGAGCTCACGGAGGAGGTCTCCGAGTCAGACACCCCCGCAGAACAGGCTCCCCAGAAGCCCACGATACAGGACCGGATCAGGCAGAAGACCAGCGACGTCGCGGCCGAGGTCCACGGGATGATCGACGACGACCGGGTCCAGGACATCGAGAGGTTCTACCACGAGAATCAGGTCTCGGCCAAGACCGCCCAGGAGGTCGCCGACAGGCTCCGTCCCTGGCTGCTGGAGCTCCAGCAGGCCACCTCCGGGAAGGTCGAGGGGTACACCAAGGGAAAGGACCTGAGGGACGAGCTGGCCCGCCTGAGTCACGTGGTGGAGTTCTCCGACAGGTTCGCTCAGAACAAGGTCAGGTCCCGGGCTCCCAGGAAGAAGAAGGCTCCCTCCCTGGAGAAGAAGCTCAGGTTCCTGGTCGAGTCGTACCTCAAGCACAGCCGTGACTACGACGTCACCAGCGTGGACCCGGTGAAGATCCCGGGATCCCAGGAGCTCTGGGTCCTGAACACCAGGTACGGGATCCTGACGGTGTTCCGGGCCGAGTCCCACGGCGGACAGCTCGACGTCAGCAGGTGCAAGATCACCGGATTCGACCAGAACGACAGCTACTCCTACCGAACCGGGAGGAGGACCAAGGACCTCGTGGACGAGGTTCTGAAGTCGAGTGTCAAGGAGTGCAGGAAGGTCGTCTCGGGACTGAAGACGGTGTCCTCGATCCAGGAGAGGATCAACGAGAACTGTTTACTTCTCCGAGTGAGGTAGTTATAGAACACACTTATTGGCACGTAGCTCAGCAGGATAGAGCGTGAGTTTCCTAAACTCGAGGTCAGGGGTTCGAGTCCCTTCGTGCCAGCCAAACTAAAGAGATCAAAGACACCGGAGAGATTCAAGTGACCACAGAGAACATCCTTCTCGTCCTCAAGCTGTACGTGATCTTCAACATGTCGATGTTCGCCTGGGCGCTCGCTTCTCCGATTGGCAGAAGGAATTAGAAATGAAACACTACGAGTTCGGGAACTGGTTGATCCAGCCCATCGAGGAGTGGTCCCAGTTCTTCGAGCGGTGCAACTGGTACACGTTCCGGTTCGCCCACCTCGAGGTCGAGGACAACCATCACATGGGAGAGGCGGAGGTCACCATCGTGATCTTGGGTCTCGGGGTCAGGGTGAGCTACGAGTACACCAAGACGGAACTCAAGAAACAGATAGGAGAGCAGATCGACGAGATCCTGAGAGACGACGGGAACGCGTCTCTCGACGCGGTCGACTCTCTCCTGGAACATCAGGACAGGAGGAAGTAGCGTTTAGGATCGGTCATCTCACTCGTTGAGCATCTTCCTGAGCTCGGTCCAGGCCTGCCCCGCGTATCCCGGGTCCAGGACCAGGAGCTGCCTGTTCTTCTCGTTCTCCTCGGAGTGGTGGTCCCAGGCAGTCACGGGAGAGTAGTAGACCCTCTCGTCCTGAGGGATCCCGAGGTAGACGGTCTCCCAAGAGTCGACGACCCCGGTGTTCGTCCCGTCGTCGACGACCCCGGTCGTCTCCCCGAGGGGATCCTTGACCACGACGTCGCTTCCCGAGACCCACCGGACCTCGGCGGTCCCGACCCTCTCGCCTCCTGAGGTGAACGTCAGGAGAGAGCCCTCGTCAAAGGACACGGGATCGGTCAGGGTGACCTTCCTGATCTCGTTGGTAGACACCACCCAGTCCACCTTCTTCCTCTCGTAGCCGATCACCTGGGCTCCCTGCCCATAGACAGGCTCGTAGTACCTCTTCGTCGATTCCGTGAGGGTGGAGTCGTGGGTCGAGACGCTCATCCTGAACTCGTCGGCCGTCCAGTCGTTCCTCCAGAAGAGGATCCTCTGCTGGGCGTCATCGACCGAGCCGTACCTGTCCTCCATCCAGGACTGGAACTGCTCCTGGGTCAGGTACCAGCCGTAGTAGGGGTCCACGACCTGGTTCGTCAGCCACACGAGCCAGTCGAAGTCCTCCCTGTCGTAGACGAACTTCGCGATCAGGTCCTCCCTCTGACCCTCGGTCACCTCCAGGGGCTGGAAGGCGGTCGGGATCCTCCTGACGCTGGGAGGGAGACTCACCGAGCGCGACAGGTCTCGGACCGTGGTGTTGTCGTAGACGATCGTGGGGAAGGCGGAGAAGTACATCAGCCGTTCCTCCCGCCGCCGTCTCCGCCGACGCCGTTGATTCCCGGAAGAGTCCCGTTAGGATCGGTGTCCGACCCGAAGTCGCTCCTGAGCCAGAACTCGAGCTCCTTGAAGACGGCCGTGATCGTGACCGCGGTGGGCGCGGCCTGGTTTCCGGTCTGGGTCCTGGGTCCCCTGACGGAGGGCTGTCCTCCCTCGGCGTAGTTGACGCTCAGGTCCATGAGGACCGCGGGCTTGTACTGGAAGAAATGATTTCTGTCAGGCTGGATGGCGAGACGGAAGACCCTGGGAAACGTGAAGAGGGCTCCTCCCGCGGCGATTCCCGGGGCCTGGGCGTTCTTCATCGTCCTGAGGATCGAGGTGAGAGACGCCGCCTCCTGGGGACTCCTGGCCGAGAGCGTCCAGCTCATGACGTGAGTCTTGTACTGGGGACCGTTGAGGAGGACCGTCAGGAAGTAGTTCGGGCTGTACCCGGTCACCATCTTGAAGGCGTCCGTGAGCGCGGAGGCCCTGACGACCTTCGACTTGTCGATGGCGACGCCCGCCAGGAGGGTCATGCCGTTCTTGGTCCAGAAGTCGCCGCTCGTCACGGTGTTCTTGATGGTGTCCCAGGCGGTCCCGGCTCCTCCCGCCACTCCGCCGCTCTGTATGCTGGAGGCTATCTTGCCGGCCCCCTCGGAGAACCCCTTCCAGTTGTTGTTGACGATGTTGCCGACCGTGGCCGAGAGCTCCCGCTCGTCGTAGCGGACCTGGTTGTTGTCCAGCATCTGGTCGGGGAGGGGGAGAGAGATGGTCGACAGAGTCTGGCTAGTCCCGATCTCGAAGAGGCTGTTCCTGGAGAACGTCGAGATCGACATCGTCATGTAATACTTGGGGAGGTCGGAGGGGAAGTGGAGCCCGCTGACCGACGTCAGCTGGGTCCCCCTCTGCGTGACTATCGAGGACACTCCTCCTGGTCCCAGAGTGGACGTCGACCTTGGTCTGGCGACCGACTGCGGGGAGTTACTGATCGGGCCCGTAGAGAGTCCGTTTAGTGTCTGGGGGTCGGCCAACTTAGGTTTCCTGCTAAATACGTCGTCACGGAGTATTTAAACTGGCTAGAAGTACGAACATCTTCGACGAGATCCTGAGGAAGGTCTCCAAGAGTCGGCGCGAGAGGAACGATCACCGGCGCAGAACATTCGAGTGGTACCGAAACAACGCGGCCGAGGTCCGAAGACAGGCGCGAGAGCTACCCCGCGAGAAGGTCGATCCCCGGTCGATCATGCTGTCGTTCCCCGAGAGGCTGTCGAAACGGAAGGTCTTCACACAGAGCATGATCGGGAGGATGTTCTGCTTCTACTACGACCCGAAGCACAAGAAGACCCTGCCCTACTACGACACGTTTCCCCTGGTCTTCCCCGTCGACATGATGGAGGACGGGAGGCTCGCCTGCCTCAACCTCCACTACATCAACCCCACGATGAGGGCCTTCCTGATGGGAAAGCTCTACTCTCTGCTCGAGGACGAGCCCAACGGGGACAAGAGGCTGGGGCTGAGCTACAGTGTCCTGAAGTCGGCCTCGCAGTACAAGTTCTTCAAGCCCTGCTTCAAGACCTACCTGATCGACCACGTCAGGAGCAGGTTCCTGTCTATCGAGCCCAAGTACTGGGACCTGACGTTGTCCCTTCCCACGGCCCAGTTCGTCAAGGAGTCGGAGATGAAGGTGTGGGAGGACTCCCTCAAGATCATACGAAAGGCCGACGAGAAGTGATCACTCTCTTTTCGTCTTCCTGCTAGCCTCGAGCGCGCCCTTCGCCCGCACCCAGTCTCTGCCCGTCCTGGCCCAGGCGTAGGACCTCATCTCGACCCAGCGGTGCCCGTCCGCGTCAAGGTGATACGGGTTCAGGGGAGCGTCGTGAGCTAGTCTCCTGAGTCTCTCGCACTCTTCCTCTGTCATGTCATGACTCCTAGCGTCCTGATCGTTCTCCTGATCTTCATCAGGATCACACCCAGCCGGTTTTCTCCGACCCCGTCGCAGACTCCCCAGACCCGGTCTCCCCAGTCGTTCCCCTCCACGAGCTCCTGGTCTCCCGTCGCTAGGAGCTTGTCGCGGAGATCGGGATAGACGTGGAACTTCTGGAAGTTGACGATCTCCATGACGTTGAACTTCGTTCGAGAGTGCCAGTCCCGGGTGGTTATCTCCTTGGTCCTGGCGTACCTCATCGCGTCCCCCGCTCTGGGAAACGACAGGATCTTCTGGTGAAACTCGGGGTCGTCCCATCGCTTGGCCGCCTGATAGGCGTGCTCTGTCGTGGGGAAGTCGAGACCCAGGTACTGGATCCGACACTCGTGAAAGTTGGAGAGCCACCTGTACTCTCCCCGAAACCTGTCGATCATGTCTCCTCCGGTCTCAGCATCAGTGGGAACCCGTTCTCGTGGTCGTCGTCCGGCACGATCACCCAGACGAACTCACTTCCTGGTCCCGACAGTCCCGGGTAGTTTCCGTCAGGCATCGACCCGAGGATGAACCCTCTCCGGTCCTCGCCGAAGTACCTGAAGAAGTCAGGAGTCAGGTGAGCCCTCCCGGAGGCGTACCACTTTCCCGACTCCTTGAAGGAGAGAAAGGTGGCGAAGTTCTTCTCCCTCTCCTTGACGATCCCCTGAAGCATATCGATATGCTCCAGTATCCACTCTCGACCTCGGTCTCTGTACTCGTGACCGCACGTGCACGGGGTTGTCCAGCACTCAGGACAGTCAGACAGGGACATCTCGTTTCCTCTTCTTCACGGTTCTCATGTCACCACTCCGTCTCTATGGCCCTGAGCTCGTCTCCGTCTAGGTCGACGGCTCCGGTTCCGTTGGTCTTGAGGGCTCTCTTGATCCCGTACAGCTTCCTCAGGCTGCCCTGAGCGTAGATAGACGGGTAGAACGTCCCCCACTCCGGGTAGTATCCTCCGTACTCTCGGTAGTACCACTCCTCCGGAGTCGGCTTGTCCGACGACGGCCCCAGGAAGAACCTGACGAGCGCGCTGCGCCGGTAGTAGAGCTCCTGCCAGCATCTCTCGAAGTCCTGGTCGTCCTTCTTCCTCTTGTCCCAGATTCTCTGGATGGCGGAGTCCACCTTCTCGATCCACTTCTCCCGGTCCTTGATCTCAACCAGCACTGTTTTCCTCCTTCTCGCTCTTTAGCTTCTGCCAGTACCGCTCGAGGAACGGCTTCCTGAGTTCGTTGAGCTCGATCCACTGCTCGAGACCCCAGTACAGCAGGAACCCCATGACTCCGAACGCCCCGACCGAGCAGGTGGCTATTCCTACTGCCTGAAAGAATAACATCATTCCTGCCTCTCCTTCTTGAGACTCCACTCGCCGACCACCTCGTCGGCCTCGGCGTGGGTCAGGTGGTACTCCTCGACCAGGATCAGGATCGCGGCATGGGAGTCGAGGTCTCCGGCCAGGAAGTCCTCCTTGAGCTCGTCGACTGTCATCAGTAGTACACCTCCACGTAGGGACCGTTCTCTCGAGACGAGATCACGACCTGGACTGGCACGGATCCGGTCACGGTCCCGTCCCTCTTGTTGAGCATCCGGACGTAGCTCCTGCACTGGACCTGGTCCGGGTCTCTCCGGGTGGTCGTCATCTGGTCCATGACCAGGTCGGAGTCCTTGTAGAAGTTCTCGACGTCCTTCTGGGTCGGGGACTTCCCGAACACCCCGGCGGCCAGGACCTGGAAGGCGTAGGGGAAGAAGTTGACGTTGCTGTCAAGGTCCTCGTCCTTCATCATGACCTCGAACGGCTTCTTCTTGAGGAGCTCGAGAGCCGACACTCGGCTGAGCTCGCTGGTGCACGAGAGGACGTTCTCGTGGCGGTACATCTCGAAGGCCTTGGTGACCGCGGTGTCCTCGGCCACGACTATGGCCAACACGGAGACCACGACCGCGACCCCCTTCGCTACTCTAACTATCATCGTCGTTTCTCCTCGTGACGAGGCTACGATATACTACTCTCCGGGCGTTGTAAACTGGCGTCGGGTGACTAAATACGTCCGAGATGCCGTTCGACGTCAGAGAGCTTAGCACCGAGCTGAACCTCCGCGGGGTGATAAAGCCCAGCAGGTTCTTCGTCACGCTCAACCTCCCCCCGGTCTGGTCCGACGACCCCGAGGTCCAGTACTACGCGAGCCTGTGTCGGGACCTGGGGCTCAGGGCCGACAGGGCGTCGATTCCCGGTCTCGCCGTCAGGACTCTCCCGGTCCGGAGATACGGCTACGGGACCATCGACACCCAGCCGCTCACTCCCGTCTTCGACGACGTCCAGGTGAGCTTCATCTCCGACGCGTGGGGAGACAGCTGGATGCTCTTCAACAAATGGATCCGGAAGATCACCAACTCCGACACTCCCAGGAGCCCTGAGGACGCCTACGAGCTGGCCTACAAGGACGAATACGCCAACCAGGTCCAGATCCAGTGGTACTCCGAGATCGGGGAGATGGCCAAGACCATCGTCCTGAATCAGGCCTACCCGACCGGACTCAGCGAGATCAAGCTCGACTGGGGCGACGACCAGACGATCGCCAGGTTCGTGGTGAACTTCAGCGTCCAGGACTTCGGCGTCGACGAGACGATATACTAGGACATTAGACCATGTTGCCAAAGACCAAGCACCCGATCACGACGATCTCGATCCCCTCTCTGGGGAAGAGGCTTCCCTTCAGGCCCTGGACCGTGAGGGAGGAGAAGATCCTCCTGGTGGCCAAGGCCTCCACCGACGCCGGCGACAAGCTCAGGGCCGTCTACCAGGTGGTCCACAACTGCCTCCAGTCTCCGGTCGAGGTCCCTCCGCTGACGACCACGGACCTCGAGTGGGTCTTCCTCAAGCTGAGGGAGTTCTCCACCGGAGGCGACGTCCAGCTGACGTACGCCGACCCAGACGGGGAGGACTACCAGGTCACCGTCTCTATCCCGGAGATCGTCGAGCCCGAGAGGAGACCGAGGGAGCGCGTCGTCAGGGTCGGGGAGATGGAGATCCACCTCTCCTGCCCGATGGCGTCCCTGTACCTGGACGACGAGCTGATCGGGGGAGACTTCGACCCCGACGAGACCGCGGCCAGGTGCCTGACGAAGGTGGTGGACGGGGAGGTGACGTACGACGAGTTCGACGCCGGAGACGCCCAGGAGTTCCTGCTGAGTCTCCCGATCCAGACCATGGACGAGATCAGGCAGTGGGTCGTGTCGGACCCGGGCCTTCGTCACGAGGTCTCGTACACGAACAAGGAGGGACTGGAGAGGAGGGTTGAGCTCCGGTCGCTCGCCGATTTTTTTACCTTATGACGACGGGAGACGACCTCCTCTCTCACTTGAGGACGACCCGGGCCCTGAAGACCAGGGGATACGACAAGCGGGAGGTCGAGGGGATGTACCCGTGGGAGAGGGGACTCGTCATAGAGGAGATCCTGTCCGAGAAGAGCGAGAAGACTCGGCCGTCGGAGGACGACGGCGGGTACGCGGCCCTGATGGAGGAGGTCAGGAGTAGTCATGGCAAGAGGTGACAGGTTCACGGCGACCTTCAAGAAGCCGGTCTACTATAGGGACTTCCTGCTGGACTTCTCACTCAACCCGACTACCGGCAACCTGACCGTGGTCGAGAACGAGGAGGCGATCAAGAGGTCGATCCGATTGCTGGTTCTGACCCAGTGCGGGGAGGTCCCGGGGGACTCGACGATCGGATCCAGGGTCATGAGCTCGCTGTTCGACAACGACGGCAACCAGAACCTGGCTCACCAAGTGGCCGAGACCGTGACGGAGGTGATCCAGAATCACGAGCCCCGAGCCCTGAGACCCAGGGTCGAGCTCGGCGACGGGCCAGACCTGAACTCGGTCTCTATGACGATCTACTTCACTCCGATCAACGTTCCCGAGGAGGTCAGCTTCTCGCTGATCCTTCGTCGCGTTCGATGACCAGTCCGCGGACTACCTCGACGGCCCTGATGATCGCGGTGCCGGCCTGCTCGTGGAGGTCGACCTCGGAGTATGCAGGCTTCTGCGCCTGACTGTAAGCTCGAAGTCGACTGGCGGTCGAGATCAGGGTCTCTCCCTCCTTCTCTATCAGGAGAAGACACTCCTCGACGGTCATCTCGGTTGGCTCTTTCTCCAGACGGAGGCTGCGTACTCGAGGAGGTCGAGGACGTACGCAGAGGCCCCGAATCCGGCTGCTATGAAGAGGAACACGGGCATCACGAGGACGATCATCGTCCGGCGAAGGAAGTCGTTCTTGATCTTGGCTATGCCCATGACTTCACCCCTTCTCCCATCGACCAGCAGGTATCCACGACTTTGGTCTCCATGTCCACGACCTCGGCCTTGATTCCCATCGACTCCAGCGGGCCATAGCCCTCCGTGAAACTGGAGTCTAGCACTTCTCTGGCCTCTAGCTGAGCTATATGCTCGGCGTGGTCGTTGACGTCGAAGAGAGGGAAAAACGTCTCACGAAACTCCTCCATCCACTCTTCGGTGAACTTCGTCTCGTCGAGCTCGACGTCGACCAGAAATGTGACCTTTACAGATCGTCTGACCATCTCTCATTCCTCATGTTTTTGACTATCTTCACTTTTGCCAGCGGCATTGAACAATCCTGCCTGTTCCTTTTAATCCCTCTTAGCGGCCTGTAAAAGCACTCCCCACTTAGAGTCGTCGTGGTCGAACGTGTTGGCGTCCAGTTCTTTGAGGTACTGCTTATGCAAATCCTTGAGCTTTGGATTGACCGATCTTAATGTGATCATGTCTAACGTTATACGTTGTTCGCATTTCACAGGTATTAGCCCGTCTTTTTTGTACGGAAACGCCACACAGTCGCACGGATACCCGGTCCAAGAGCAGTTGGTGGTCTTCATTTCTCACCACGGTTCTGTTGGAGGTCGGGGGAGGGGCGATCTGTCCACTTCCACTCTATCGAGAGTTCTCCGCTCATTACCTTGAGCAATTGATCTTCGTTGTTCTTAGCCCAAGCAACGCCAAGTGCTGACATGCAAGCAAGCCCACGCCTATACGAAGGTGGCTGAATCCGGTATCCGATGTAATATAGGTGCTTACCGATATGATGCCTGATGCGGTGCGTGATTTTCATCCCGTCACCTCTCCGATCCAGAACGGCTTGCCCCGCTTTCTTCGGTCAGGGTTACGCGGCCGGCGCACGGTCCTGTCGGTACTTCGTCATGTGGTATCCCGCAACGGATACACGGATCGCCAAAGTGGTTTGCCTGCGGCCCGCCGTGAGAGACACATGCGAGGCCGGGGACATATCCGTTGTAACGGTTGTCCCACCGCACCATCCGCATTTGCGCGTAGCTGTAAAATTCTTGGCTCGGGGGGCGCTTACCGTACGCTAGCTCGTCGCAGAAGCCTGACGGGAATCCGCCACTCCACATCGGAACAGAGCACTTGCCAATCCCGTTCGTTAGTTCGCGATGGTGTTTGGAAAGCTGTGCCATCACTTCCCACCCCCGGTTCTGCTGGCGGCGTGGAGCATGTGTTTGCAGCCGGGCACATCGCACAACCAGAGATTGATATCAGGCTCAGTTCGCGCTCGGTGCCAGCCGCACTGCATGGGCTGTGCGCAATCGGATGGACGGGGCTTGTCCCCACTCGCTGGGGCTGTGTCGAGTTGGCGGATGGCGGCGGCGATTTTTCTAGCCTCGGCGGCGCGGCACAAATACGCGGTGCCATGCGGCTCTATCTGTTGCTCTAATGTTAGTTCAGTGGCTAGATCGTCGCACATCTTCGCACACCGTTCCCGCATCTCAGCCACGGCGACGACTATCTTTTCCGAGCATTCTTTGTCTTTCTCATTAGCCATCTTCTTGGCAGCCAACGCCCCAGCCATAAGAGATTTGCTTAATGGGACCAGTGCGCCGGATGCGATGGCGGCATTAACAAATCCGGCCAAGGCCTCCTGAATTATTCCATGCACGTTGTCGCGGGTCTCTGGCGACATGCTGACGATCTTCGCAATTCGGTTGGTGGCGTTAGTAGCCCCGGCCTCGATGGCTCGCGCGTGGTCGGTCATGGCTGGGCCTCATGCATCGTATAGTGGCTGCACCATTTGAATTGTGAAGCTAGGTAGTCTGCAAGTTCTCGCGCCTGATCTTCCGTTAAGCCAGGTAACGGCCACTTGAGCCAATCGTCGCCGTCTTTGGGCTGAAAGTTGATATAAATCACTTTCCTCACTCCTTCTCTATGAACCGCGCGAGCGGCACGAAGATGTCCAGCTGTGATTTCCATTCCTGCAGGAGATTCCCATAGGTCCATACGGTCCAAGTGATCTTCTGACAGACTCTCGGCAGCGTCGCTAAACGGCTTCAACGCCGCTCGCGCCTCGTGCAGCTCGCACCGAAGCTTTGTCACCATAACAATGGCCTCTGAATGTGAGCCGATACCGTTGTCTCGCAACGTTTGCTCGTGGAG